ATACCCGACAGGCATGATCATCTCATTGGTCGTGTTTGCAAGTTGTTACTTAACACTCTCAACTCAAAGGATGTTGAAAATGCGACGTACAAACACGGGCCGGGTGCTGTCAAAGAAGGCATCAGCGCAAACCAAAAGTGGGAAGCGCTCATCTCGGGAATCAGCGATGACCCCGAGTTCCTCTGTAAGTATGGTCAATGGACGGGCGACGATAGTCACCAATACACGGACCATGCTTTTGATTCGGAAGATCCTGATAGAGGGTCTCCGAGACACACTCGTACAGGCAGAGACTGGCGGAAGGTATTTAATAAAGTCCGACCAACACATGTTGGAGGACCTCCTTCTGGCCAATCAGCTCGAATCTCGAGCTTTCTCCGCCCTGTACGTTTGCGAGGAAGACTAACCTTTGACAGAGCTTCTAGAGGCAGTGCGAAACTAATTTCCGTTCCGAAGAATTCTACTTCGAGACGGACTATTACGGTTGAGCCCGTACTGAACCAATTTGTTCAGCAGGGACTCAACATCCTTCTTCGGGAAAGTATTACCGAATGTAGGATCTTGCGTAATTGTCTCGCGCTATCCGACCAAAGCTTGAATCAAAAACTTGCTTTGGAAGGCTCCCAATTCGACAACTGGGCAACCATCGATCTGAAATCTGCGTCTGATCTTCTCAGCACAACGCTGGTTAGGTCAGTCTTTAGACATCAGACTCAATTTCTTGAATATATGATGGATTGCCGTTCTCCCTCAATCGAATGTCCGGGTAAACCGGGCATCGAACTTGGGAAATTTGCCGGAATGGGGAACGCCTTAACGTTTCCAGTACAATCCGTCTGCTTTGCGGTGGTCTGCATAGCAGCTATCTTGGATAGTCAGGGTGTGAACCCGACTTACTGGAATGTGAGGCGAGCCTCTAGGTGCATCCGAATTTACGGTGATGATATCATCGTGAAACGGAAGCACGCACATCAGTGTGTGAACTGGCTTACTGCTGTTGGTTTAAAAGTCAATGACAGTAAGAGCTTCCTTATTGGTAACTTTAAGGAAAGCTGCGGTGTTGATGCGTTTAGAGGGGTTGACATAACTCCTCTTTACATTAAACACCGGCCAGACCAACTCGACGCAAGTCCTAGCGTTATTGCTGGATTCGTGAGCCTTTCTAACTCTTGTTGGTTATCTGGGCTATACGAAACTGGCACCTGGCTGCGGGAATACGTGGAGGAACTCTTAGGAAAGAGCCTTCCGTTAGTATCGCAGCAGTCTGGTTCGCTAGGGTGGCATACTCGTCTTGACGCAGTTTCACCACATAAGTGGTGTCGCTACACGCATAGGTTCCTAACCAGGACACTTGCGCTTGCTCCTATAAAAAAGGATGACAAGTTAGATGGGTATGCCGCTTTACTGAAGTGCCTTTCATCTGCT